TAGGTGTGAAAATGACCAGATTAAAAAGTGATATTAAAACAAAACACGTTGCAGGAGTTGGTAGTGTTAATCTGACTGAAGATGAGATCGAAGCTATCTGGTCGGAGCAACAGGCAAAAGAAGCTGAAGTTGTTGAGTTATCAAAAACGCAATACAGGCGTGATCGCGTCAAAGGGTCTTTAAAAGACGGGGGTAAGGACGTAACAGGGCGAGAAATTATGGTTCTTGACAAGCCGGGGTATGCTTCTATCGGTGATCAACTCGACCAACTCTTTTGGGATATTGACGCAGGAAAATTAGATAAAACAGGTGAATTTTATAAGGCTATTAAAGCAGTAAAAGATGCTCACTCTAAACCAGAGTAAATCATAAGTACAGATTTTCTAAACCTGAATGATTAAAGTAGGTAACGTTTGGTACTTACGATCACAACAAAAGGACGCTGCAAATGCATTCTATTGGTTGCAAAGGGCTAGAAAGACTGAGCTTTGGAAGATGAGGGTACATGGTCGAACCCGTAACCGTTATGGCCGGTTTGGCGATGCTAAAAAAGACTGTGGAAGTTTGTTCCGGAGCCGTTGACACATGCGAAAATATTTCAGAATTGGGGAGTCACTTAAACAATCTTTTTAAACACCACGAACAAGCAAAACAAAAAAAAGAGGTAAAGAAAAAACCGGTTTCACAATTAACGGCATGGTTGTCAAAACAAACAAACACATCTGAAGAAGATTCAGAATCACTGGGAGTTATTGCGGCTGAGAAAATTGAGCGAATTAAAGTCAACAAAGCGATTCATAAGCTGTCTGTGCAGATCGACGCACGTTTTGGGCAGGGCGTTTGGCAAGCGATTTTGGATGAACGGGAGCGTCGAATCAAAGAGCGGCTTGCAGCGGAAGAGCTTGCAAAATCCAATGCTCTACGCAAGGCGAAGGAGCAAAGAGACCATTGGAACAAGATTATCAAAGAGGTTTTAAAATTGCTTATCGTTCTAACCGCTTTCGGAATCGTTGCCCTTTTTGTTTTGTGGGCGTCAACCGCCCCAAAGATTAGGTGATGATATGGAGTTAACCGCCGGTCACGCAATTCAAGGATTGATGCTGATAAGCACTATCGCTGGCGGCTATGCGGTAGTTAAATCTCAACTGGCACGGGTCATTGAAGACCTTAACAAAATCACAAAAGAACTTGAAAGCCTTAACAGCCGTTTGGATCAAGCTGAATCAACAACGGCGGTGTTCCAACATCAACTAACTATTCTTGGAGGGATTCTTTCACCAGATCATTTGCGTGACCAGCATAGAGAAACAGCATCCTTGTTAGCGCGTTTAAACGTTATAGAAAAACAGATGGCGGAATTACAGCGAATGCACAATGGAAGGCACCCGCGCCATGATGATTAAGGGCTTTTGGTTTACTATCGTTGTTTTCTTTATCGTGGCGTATTTCCTTGCGGGCTGCGCGGGTGATGTTAAGCCAGAGAGTGTGAACACTAAAGCAATGACCATTGCTGAATGTGGGCCAAACCCGGTCGGGCATCGTGACAAACTGCACAAAGTTTTGGTGCAGACAAATCCGCCGTATTTAACTTGGGAAGACGTTAAGGAATCGCAACGCGAACAATTTATTGCAGCGTTTAATGCGTCACCGCCACCAAGCAATGTTTCGAGTGATGCAGCGATACGTCTGTATAGCCGTTACGACTCGTTGAGTTTTTTTGTCGTTTTAAGTGATCCGAAAGGATGCATCATCAGCACGCTTCAAGTGCCACGTGGACAGGTTTTGTTGTGGCTTTATGGTCGGCCCAGTGTGCCGAGATCAATGAAAAAATCAAAGTCGAGGATATAAAAATGATTACTTTGTTAAGCTCAATTTTAGGATTTGGTTCATCCTTCTTACCAAAACTGCTTGGCTACTTTGAAGAAAAGCGCGACCAGGCACATGAATTAGCGATGATGGATAAGCAGTTGGAGCAACAAATCCAGCTTGGCAATCAAAAGATGCAGATGATGAATATCGATGCTGATATTCGTGAAACGGAAGCGTTACATAAAGAACACGCAAGTATCACGCGCAAGTCGAGTCAGTGGTGCATCAACCTTTCCGCTTCAGTTAGGCCGGTCATAACCTACTGTTTGTTTTTTAGCTACACCAGCTTAACCCTTATGCTGGCATTCGACTATATAGACGGTGCCCTTTTTTCACTTCTCTGGGCGGCGGATGGGATGGCCCCGATTTTTGGAGCGTGCATAAGTTTTTGGTTTGGCTCAAGGAGCTTCAACCGAAAATGAGTATTCACGATGTATTGCTGGCTGCTCACTCTAAACCGGAGTGGGATGGTCACGTTAATGAAGCCGGTCTGGACATTATCAAATCATTCGAGGGATGGTCTGCCAGCGTGTACCGTTGTCCAGCCGGGCGGTACACCGTTGGTTGGGGTAGCACATGGGATCATAAAGGCAATCCTATCACCGCTAAACAACACGATATTACTGAAGACTACGGCACAACGTTACTCAAGCGAGAATTGCGCCACGTTGAAAGCGCAATTAGAAAGCTTATCAAAGCGGATTTGAATGAAAATATGTTCTCAGCGATTGCGAGTTGGACATATAATGTGGGTACGGGGGCGATGCAGCGTTCGACTCTCCGCATGAAATTGAATAGAGGTTTGCATGAAGAAGCAGCAGACGAGTTTCCAAAATGGCGGCGTGCTGGTGGAAAAATCCTAAAAGGATTAGTGCGTAGGCGGATAGCAGAACGGGAGCTATTCTTGCGTGCCTAGAGCGATTGTTGATGATGAAGAATTTATTCGACTGTTTACCACGTTAGGCGGTGCACAAACCGCAAAGCGTTTAAACATTGGGGAGCGTGCAGTATACCATAGGCGGCGTGCGCTTGAAAAAAAATATGATCGACCTATTCATTCGCCGCATAATGTTCCAACCGATTGTCACCCGGAGCGGCGGGAATTTGAACTCGAAAATGGTATAATTCTAATTGGAAGCGATGCTCACTACTGGCCGGGCATAGTCACAACAGCGCATCGTGCATTCGTAAAATTCGTTCAAGACATGAAGCCAAAAGCCGTTGTTCTAAATGGTGATGTGATGGACGGTGCATCCATTAGCCGACACCCGCCAAGCGGGTATGAGGACCGCCCGATGGTTGTTGATGAAATGAATGCGTGCAAGGAACGAATGTTTGAAATTCAAGATGCATCGAAAAATGCAAAATTATTCTGGACGATGGGGAATCATGATGCACGATTTGAGGGAAAGTTAGCCAGCAGCGCACCGGAATTTAAGGACATTAAAGGCACACAATTATCGGATCATTTTCCTGATTGGTTATTCTCCTGGTCATTGTTTGTTAACAAGAGCGTGATGATAAAGCACCGCTGGAAAGGCGGTGTCCATGCCACCCATAACAACGCCCTGCAATCTGGGTGTACGATGGTAACAGGACATCTACATTCTCTAAAGGTTACCCCGTGGGCGGACTATACGGGAACGCGTTGGGGGGTTGACACGGGCACTCTTGCGGATGTGTCGGGACCGCAATTTTTATACGCTGAAGATAACCCACGAAATTGGCGGTCCGGTTTTGCTGTTCTGAAATTCGATGAGGGAATTTTGCGCTGGCCCGAATTGGTTCACGTTGTTGAGCCTGGGATCGTTGAATTTCGAGGAGAGACTATAAAAGTGTAAACACAATATATGGTAGCTGTTCGCAGCTGAGAAACCACAACATATAGTGGTTTTAGCATATATTGAAAAGTGTGATGGTTGGTACGATTCGTGGGAATGAATACCACGGGGGCCACGCTGCATCGCACCTTTTTTTCCTAGAACCAAGGAACCTGACGCCACCACTCGCCTGGCGGAATTTCCCCCCTTAATCTTTGATGGCGATGGAGCGTTCTTGACCTTGAAGCATCGTGATATGTCCACGCTCATGCAGCGCATGAACTTGTCGATGGACATTGCTTACGGCAATGTTTCCGGAGATACTCGCAAGTTCACGATAGGTTGGCGAGTATCCGTGAGTCGATATGAACTCAGCGATACATTTTTTCATGTGGCTTTGTTTGATCGTGAGTCCCATTTTCATTTTGCCGCTCCCAGTTTTGCATTGAACGCTAACCGTTTGTCGTAGAGTCTTTTTTTGCCGACCTCTGGAATCATGCCCAAAGATTTTTCATTGTCGGTTTCGAGTTTTTTCATTTTGGTCATCCGCTCTTTGGGTGTCAGTTTTTCATCACCGAAGATGAATTTCTGTTGTTTTTGGTACTCATCATAAAATTCTTTAGATGAATCGTACGCAATCACCTCGTCATTACCCAATAACAATTGATAAGCCTCTGTACGCTCCATATTTGCGCTCTCAGGCACATCTTCTTTTTTAGATGTCACAGGTATCTGGACCTTGCTCTCGTCATTCTGGGGCGATTCTGGAGCCTTGTTTTCCTGTCCATCCGGAAAAATTTCATCCAAATCGTAGCTGACGGGTGGTGTTCCTGGTATGTCATCAGCCTCTGTCTCATCGATCAGACCCAGGCCACAGATCGAAAGTGTAACTCTCCGCTTGGCTTTGGTGATGGCTTTGAGAATTGCATTGGCACGGGCCTCACCTCGCAGCCCAGCGATTGAAACCGCGCCGGTATCCTCATCGTGCCGACCGTGTTTGTTCTGTGCCGCTACGGTAACGATATAGATACCGTCTTCTTCTTCTTTAGAAAGCACCTTGATCGATACACCGTGTATTGTCCGGAGTTGTTCGGCACAATCGCGTTTTGCGTATAGCTGCATTTTTCCATTCAAGGTTATGTAATCAAACGGCTTGGTCATAGGGTTCAAATTGAGTGACTGACAGACCGTCTTATAGTAGGTGACCCGTTCTTGTTCAGAGAGCGGTGCGAGATCACCCTTAATCATCACGCCTTCCAGAATGCTTGCAGGGTCTTGGGATGTGGTTGCTAGTTGCGCCATTATATTAGTCTCCATATTTTGATATCACGTTTGTGGGCCGCTGGACGTTTCGATGCGGTATAGCTTCCAGTGAAGGCCCACTGCTTGCCTTTAAAGATTGAACCGGCGGCGTTACCCAATTCGGTATAGTCATATCCACGCCGCTGCATTTCACCGGCTACGTCATCGCTGGTACAAGTGCCGCCATAGTTCTGGCTGGCAAAATGCACCGCACAGGAACGGGCTACCTCAAGCAATTCGCCTTTCGCCATCGCAGCGGCCATCATTCCGGATTCTTTGTCGTGCCTTTCCAGCAAGGTATCGAAGACGTTAATCATTTGTCCGACTCCTTTTGTTTGATACTGAACCGGCGTGACGTTGACGCTGGCTTGGCCGGTGTGACTTTTGTCTTCTCCGGTTGGGCTTTGTATTCAACCGTTGTGTGGCTCAACAGAATCCCATCCGGAAGCTGAACTTTTTCAAAGCCACCCATGATGGACTTCATCGTGAGGCTTTCACGTTCCATCATAATTTCGGCGGCTTCTTTGGTGCGTTTTGCGTTCAGATAATTTTCAGCCGAATCCATCAGGTCAGTACGGGCGTCATTCATAATCTCTTCGGTCGGCCCTTCGATCAGGTTGTGCGGTTCGGGTCTACGATTGCCGCCAATCATTTTGGAAGCCTCTTGCGAGGTGATAGGCGGATAGTCCGTGTCATTTTTCATATGATCCCAAAAGACATTGACCGCATCACGTATGGCGCGGATGGTCGGCTCATGCCTGGGCACTACCGTCCACCGCCAGACACAATCGCTTTGGGCCAGTTCTGCGATGACTGCAAACTCCGCATTGGAACAATCCATCTGAGCTTGGACTTGAAGCACCCGGACCATGCTATCGGTTGGGGTTGATGGCCTTGCCGGTAGTTTGCATTCCCATACGGAATGCATGGGGATAGTCGGAAGGTTTTCCGGTTTCCAATCTTCGGTGAAAACACCGTCTAAGCTG